AGGTACAGGTGAAGCACCAGAGTGGTTAAACACTGAAAAATATAAATCTGTTGCTGAACAAGCTAAAGGATATGCTGAATTATCTAAAAGGTTTGGTGGATTTAAAGGCGCACCAAAAGATGGTTACTCAATCCCTGAAGGTGTTGAATCAGACGATGCTCTATATCAAGAGCTAGAAGCGTTTGCTACTAAGACTAATATGAACGGTGATGCTTTCCAAGAAGCGTGGGAACTACTGTCCACACAAGGTGAAGTAGCAGAAGAGTACAATCAAGAAGTTGAGTTAAGCAAGCTAGGTGATAATGCTCAAGAGCGCGTTAAGACTGTTGAAAGTTTTATGAAGAACAATCTTGATGCAGATACTTACGAGCAAGCTAGAGGATTGGTTACTAATGCCGATACTATTGAACTTGTCGAGTTACTTGTTAGAGCTACTGCGCCTGCTAAGTTACCAAGTGAGGGTGGTCATAACCCTGAAGGTTTATCTTGGGAAGCCATTGAAACAGAAATGTTTAAACAAGATGATAACGGCAATCTGCTTAGAAGTACCAACATAAATCATGAGCATAAAATACAAAGAATGATGGAAGCATGGGGCGGTAACCAGTAGTCATTTGATTTCTATAGGGTAAAAGGTGTATAATCCGTACACTGGATACCCTTTTCCCAAAGGCCCAGTAAATTTAGGTTGAATGCTGACCAATTTACTGGGTACTCAGCTTAAACCTTGAAAAACTTAATTATTACTCTTTTTCGAGGAATTTCTTATGAGTAAGACTCTATCATCTGTTGCAGTCACAGAATTTGACTCAATGGTAAAACACGCCTATCAAGGCCAAGGGCTATTAAAGCCTGCTGTTACTATTCGTAACAACGTAGTTGGTGACACTTACAAATTTCGTCGTATGGGCAAGGGCCTAGCTAACCAGAAGTCTACTTCTGATTTGGTTACTCCTATGAACGTAGCGCACGAATTTAAAACTGCTTCTCTACAAAACTGGAATGCTCCAGAGTACACTGACATTTTTGACCAAGCAGACGTAAACTTCGACGAGAAGCAAGAGCTTGCAAGCACTATCGCGGCCGCTATTGGTCGTCGTTGTGACCAGCTTGTTATTGATGCAATGGACGCTTCTTCTCCAGATGCTACTGATATTGCCGCTGGAACTACTGGCCTTACTATGGCTAAAGTTATTGCCGCACAAGTAGCTTTGCGTGGACAAAATGTACAGAACCAAAACCTTTATGCTGTTATAAATGCTGACGGTCTTCGTGGGCTTTTGAATGATGATAAAGCAACTAATTCTGACTATCAGACAATTAAAGCTCTTGTTTCTGGTGACATTAACAGTCTAGCTGGATTTCAGTTTATCATTCTGGGTAATCGTACAGAAGGTGGATTGAATGTTTCAGCCACTAATACTATTGACTCTTGGTTCTTCCAGCGCGATGCTGTTGGCCTTGCTATTGGTATTGACATGAAAACTTCTGTAGATTATGTTCCTGAGAGAACTTCATTTCTATGTAATGGCATGCTTAAAGCAGGTTCTGTTGTTCGTGACAACGGTGGTCTGGTTAAAGTTTTGTACAAAGACAACGTATAAGGAGAATCATTATGGCTTTTGCAAGAACAGGTTTATGTCGTATTGGTGGTTCTGGAAATGGCGGTAGCACTTGGCAGTATACTTCTGCTGATGCTAAAGCGGCAGTTGATAACGCAGATTATTTTCTTGCGGCTATCAGTGAATTAGAGATTGGTGATTTAATTATTTGTAAAGATACCAGTACTCCGACTGCACCAGTAGTCCACTTAACTTACATTAAGACACTTACAGCCACAAGCATTACTGCGGCTGGCGGTATAGTAGTCACAGCGTAAGTAGTAAAGTAAGTAGTAAAGTAAAACGTCTGGGGGGTTCGCCCCCCTTTCTTTCTTAATTCTAAGGTAGCGTTATGGCTAGTAAAATCCAATTAATTTCTAATGCATTAATTTTAATTGGCGATCTGCCTATCACATCTTTAGAGGGCAATTCTCGCGCACAAACTGTAGCTAACAATCTGTATGACAACATTGTACAGAATGAGCTAACCAAGTTTCGCTGGGGATTTGCTAGGAAAAAAGCACAGTTAGACCTAACAGTTGAAACACCAGTAGGCACTGAATGGCAATCCATTTACCAGCTTCCTGCTGATCTATTATTTCTCATTAAAGTTAATCCTCAAGTTCCATACGGACTATACGGTGACAAGCTGTATTGCAATTCAAGTGATGCGATATACGCTGATTACATCTATAACGCTCCAGAATCCACATGGCCTGTTTACTTCTCTAAGATGATTGAGTACGCACTCGCTATGGATTTTGCACCTTCTATTCGTGACAGCGCGGCCTCTATGGAAGCTAACGCTAGGCAGTATCTTAATGCTTCTCGCATGGCAAGATTTACAGATTCCCAACAATATCCTGTAGTGCCTATAACTGATCGTCCCTTTATTAACGTAAGGCGCTAGTTATGCCAAAGTCTAAGTTCATGCAAAGCTCGTTTGTAAGTGGAGAGCTATCGCCCCTGCTTAAAGGACGCGTAGACCTAGATCAATACTATCAAGGTATGGAGACAGCCGAGAACGTCTTAATCGTCCCACAAGGCGGCTTAAAGCGCAGAGCAGGGACTCAGCATGTAGACGTAGCAGAAAAGATAATAAAGCCTTTTATATTTGTTGGAGTAGGACAGTTATTTAGTTTTAATATTACTGCTGGATTGCCTGTTGTTGGTAGCACTTATACAAATAATTCTTCTACGTTTACAGTTATTTCTTTTACTGGATCAGGATTACCATATACCGTTTACGCAGAAAGAACGGTTGGAACTAATAATCCTACTGCTAATGGTACTCTTGTCAAAACAGTTAGCACTCCTAACCTTGTATATTCTGCTTTTACAACATTTACTTCAACCATGCCTCGCGGTGGAACTGTAGCTAATATTAATGATTTTAATCCTGCAACCGTAGGACTAACAACAACTAACATTGGTGTATTAGGTACAACAGGACAAACTGGTGCAAATGCTGAATATATTGTTGCGGCTTATAATATCCTTGGTACAACTAACCTAGGAAAATTTGTCGATGTTAAGAACATTAAGTTAAGCGGCACTGGTTCTGGTGTATTTAAAATACAAGCGTCTACAGATAATGTTTCTTGGGGTACTTTTTTAAGCATGACTGTTACCGCAGTAGAGCAGTCAGTTCGGATTAGATTATTAGATGATTTTGATTACAAATATTTTAGAATTGTTCGCGTTGGTGATACTGGTGATTTAGGTACTTTAAAAATTCAGTTAAGTGAATTTAATATTTTGTATCCAACTACTACTGCCTCAGATGTTAAGACGTTTGATTTTAGTATTGAGACAAACAGACACTATCTATGCGTTGTAACTGGAGGTGCTGAGACTACACCTTCTTATGGCAATATGTCTATCTACAGAGTAACAGACCAAACTTCTAACTTTACGCCTGTAGCTTATTTACCGTTGCCTTTTAGGTCTTCTGAAGTAGCCGCAGTACGCGATGTGCAAACTGAAAACGTTATGTTAATGTTCCATGAAGATCATGCGTCTAAAAGAATTATAAACACAAGTGGTAATGTGTTTGCTATTGATGACATTCCGTTTCTTAATGTGCCTCAATATGACTATGATGATTCACAAAGCCCTACACCTACAGACTATATAACAACATTGACGCTAGGTCATTTTGCTGTAGGCGATAGATTTCAAATAGATGTTGAGGGTGTGTTAAGTAAAAACATTACTTTAACTGGTGGAGCTTCATCGTCTGCGGCTAACATACAACGTAACTTGCAAGAAATGCCTATTTTTGGTGATACAGGTGTTGCTGTTACAGGTGGAAACTCTGTATTTACAATTACTGTTTCTGGCGAATCTACAAAATCTTTTGAGTTGTGGTCAGGGTTTGCAACCTCAGATGCTGGAGGAACTGCAAATACAGTAGCTTTTGTTAGAAATCAACAAGGATCACCTCGTAAAGAAGATGTATGGTCTACGACTAGAGGATTTCCTAAAACTGCCGCGTTCCATGAAGGGCGGTTATGGTTTGGTGGTACAAAGTCTAAATTGCAAAGTTTGTTTGCGTCTAGGTCTAGTTCGTTTTTTGATTTCTATACTGAAGAGGGCGATGCTGACGAGGGTATATTTACAACAATATCGTCAAGACAGCTTACAGAAATTATTGATATTAATCCTGATCGCGGCTTGCAAGTCTTTACTGCTGGTGCGGAGTTTGTAGTCAATGGCTCTACTCCTGCTGACATTTCTATTCAAGCACAGACACAGCATGGCGCGGCTACTTTAGAAGTTAAATCAGTAGATGGTGCTACATTATTTGTTGACCAAAATGGTAGGACATTACGATCATACTTGTACAACTTTAATGAAGATGCTTATAACAGTACGGACATATCTGTATTGTCTTCACAACTTATAGATAACCCAGCAGACTTAGGTGTTTTAACAGGGTCATTATCAGAAGATGCTAACTGGGTATTTATTGTTAATCAAGATGGTACTTCAGCAATTCTTAATACGCTTAGATCACAAGACATTAATGGCTTTACTAAATGGATTAATGGGGACACTAGCACTGTATACCCTCTTAAAACTGTATCGGTGTCTGTTGTTAATAATGATTTGTTTTTGGTCAACAAAAGAACTACTAATACTACTACTACCTACACAGTAGAAAAGTGGGATTTTGATTACTTGATGGATTCTTCTGTTAAGCTAGAAAGCTCAACAAACATAATAGGTAATAATTTATTTTTAAATTCCAATCATTTAAACGGAGAAACAGTTAGTGTTGTGGCAAGAGGAACGTCATTATCAAAGCGTGTAGTACAAACAGGTTCTAATTCAGGATACATTGTTTTAACTAATAGTGAGAAATTATTTATTCTTGCGCAAGATCCTGCTACTGGCGTTATAGACGTAGAGGTAGGGTATAACTTTATACCTAAGGTTAAGAGTATGCCTTTAAATACTGCGGCTCCTGCTGGTCAGAACCAGATGCGTGAAAAGAAAATCACTCGTATGAATCTAAGAGTTTATGAGAGTTCTGGTGTGTATATTGATGGTAATCCTGTTCCTATTAGACAGTTTGGAGATGCGGCTAACTCGCCATTAAACGAAAACTTGCCTGAACAAACAGGTGTTATACAAGACAACAATGGCGGTAATGGCTGGGGAATAGAAGTACAGCCTATAATTACTGTACCTGAACCTACGCCATTCCACATACAAGCTATTGAATACGAGGTAGAGTCTTCTTGAATGAAGTAACAACGCAAGACGACATAGTAAAGCTACAGACTTTAATGCTAAAAGGCGATACACTAGAGCTAGAAGTAAAGCATCATTTTAGTGAAGGATTGTATGCAAGAGAGTTGTTTATCCCTGCTGGTGTTTGTTTAGTAGGAGCGTTACACAAGACTACTCACTTGTACACAGTAGTGAAAGGTAGATGTAAGGTGTCAAGCCAGTTTGGTAATTTGGATATTGAAGCACCGTTTATGGGAGAGACTATTCCACAAACTAAGCGTGTTATATACGCTGAAACAGATTGTGTTTGGGTTACATACCACCCTACACATTTAACTGATATTGAAGAGATAGAAAAGGCTTTATTAGAGCCAGAGGATATTTAGATGAGTTTTGCAATAGTAGCAGGAGCGTTAGCGACAATTGGTGGAGGTAGTGCCGCTGTTGGTGGAGCCTTAGTTGCGGTAGGGGCAAGCTCTGCATTGTCTGCATACGGAGCTATTGAAGGTGGTAAAGCTCAACAAGAAGCGTTAGAGCGCCAAGCCGAAGAAGAAAAGATTGCGGCTGAA